ATGACGGGTACGCCCGCATCACAGTCTCCTGTAGACGCGTATGGCTTAGCTAGGCTTGTTAACCCAAGCGGTGTGCCCAAGTTTCAAACAGCATGGCGCGACAAGGTGATGAACAAGATCAGCATGTTCAAGTGGGCGCCCAAGACTACGGCAAGAGAGATGGTGTACGAAGCCTTGCAACCCGCTATACGTTTTACCAAAGATCAATGTCTTGACTTGCCCCCAGTGATAACGGTGACGCGTGAGGTGCCGATGACGCCTCAACAGGCCAAGTACTACAAGCTCCTCAAAGAGCAGATGATGGTGCGTACATCAGGGGAAACCATTAGTGCAATCAATGCGGGCGTGGCAGTCAGCAAACTCTTACAGATAAGTTGTGGAGCGGCTTACACCGATGACCGCGAAGTTGTTGAGTTCGATGCCTCTCCACGTTTGAACGTGCTTGACGAGATACTAGAAGAAACAGATCGCAAGGTCATCATCTTTGCTATGTTTAGGTCAAGCATCGACTCGATCATCAAACATCTTGTAGGAAACGGTCATTCTGTAGGAACCATTCATGGTGACGTGACGGCAAGCAAACGTGGACAGATTATCAACGACTTTCAAACGACTGACAAGATCAAAGTCTTGGTGCTACAACCTCAAGCAACCGCACACGGGATTACCCTAACCGCCGCAGACACCGTTGTATTTTTTGGGCCATTGATGAGCGTAGAAATGTACACACAATGTATAGCGCGTGCAGATAGAAAGGGTCAAGACTCTGACAAAGTAACTGTGGTACACATTGAGTCAAGCCCGATAGAAAAGAAGTTGTTCAAGGCAATGGGTGAGAAAGTTTCTGACCACGCGTTGCTCGTTGGCATGTTTGATAGTGAAGTAAAAAATATTTAAGAAAGGAGTTGCAAGCTGAAAATTTTATTGTATGATGTTAAACCTTAGACAAAAAATAAAGAGGAGAAGAAGATGATAATTGATGATGAAGCCCCTCCAGTGGAGGAAACGAAAAACGAAATAGCTAACGTGTCTATGGATAAGTTAGCTAAAGTTTACCGCAAGATGTCCGCACGTGTTCAAGAGTTAACGCAAGCTTACGAGAACGAAGTTGAGCAAATAAAAGCCCAACAAGAACAAGTAAAGAATGCGCTCAAGGATATGATGTTGGCGTTAGGCGTGAGCTCTGTTCGCACAGATCAGGGCACAGTAGTGTTGTCTACCAAGACACGCTATAACACACAAGACTGGGACTCGTTTAAAACATTCATGCTTGAGCATGATGCAATTGACTTGTTGGAAAAGCGCATTGCGCAAGGCAACATGGCAAAGTTTTTAGAAGAGAACCCCGGCCTTTTACCCCCCGGCTTAAACTCAAATACTGAGTACGCCATTTCCGTTCGCAAACCAACTAAGTAACTAGGAGAAGATTATGTTACATACACACCCGTTAGAAAAAGCACCTATTGTTATTGTAGGAGAAGGATTTCAAACAGAAGAAGAAGCAGTCGCTGTATGGCACACGCTTGAGAATAAATTTGAATTCAAAGTGAAACTTATTTACAAAGGCCCCGAGTTTCCCGGAACAACGATAGCTTTTACTTTAGAGAAGTGTGATCCCGAAGATTACAGAACGTATTATAAATTTGGTGAAATTGTTTAAGGAGAAAAAAATGAGCAACGTACAATTATTTAACCCATCACAAGTACCCGCCTTTGCAAAGAACCGCAAAGAACTCTCACCCATGTCTAAAGCCCTTGCGGGTGGCTCACTAGGTGGCGGTGGCAAACGCATCTCTATCAAGGGTGGCGTCTTTCGTTTGGTCAATGGCGGTAAAGAGATCGCATCCATCGAAGACCGTCACTTGGACGTAGTGGTTGTCAACGCCGCGCCTAAGATCGCACGCGTGTTTTATTTGAAGTCTTACGACGCTGAGTCTGTATCAGGCCCTGATTGCTACTCTAACGATGGCGAGACACCCGAGGCCAACGCGGTCAACAAGCAAGCTGAGAAGTGTTCCGAGTGCCCCAAGAACATCGCGGGTTCAGGCCAAGGTAACAGTCGCGCTTGCCGTTATCAGCAACGTCTTGCTGTAGTATTGGCCAATGATATTGGTGGTGACGTGATGCAGTTAACATTGCCCGCGACTTCTATCTTTGGTAAAGAAGAGGGAGACAAGCGCCCACTACAAGCCTACGCTCGTTGGTTGGCCGCGCAGAACATCGACCCATCTGAGGTGGTGACGCGTATGAAGTTCGATACCAAGTCTGAGTCACCCAAGTTGTTCTTTGTGACAATGCGTTGGTTAACAGATGACGAGTTCCCCATCGCTACTGAAAAGGGTAAGACCGACGAAGCCGTCAAAGCCGTGACGTTTACTGTTGCCAAGACAGATAACGTAGCACCTCCCGCACCTGTTGCGATTGCCGGTACCAAGCCTAAGAAAGTTGCACCGCCTGTAGCAGAGGAAGACGAGGAGCCCGTTGTCCGCAAAGAAGAGAAGAAGCCTAGCGCAGTACCCAAAGCCAAGGCCGCATTGTCTGATATGGTTGATGATTGGGATGATGAGTAATGGCATACTCACCTCAAGTTATTGAAGGTGTAAAGCTCGCGCCTAAGACGTTGGGTAACCAACTCGGGCGTTGGGCGATACATATCGACTTCCCAGTAACCAAAGTGGCCAAGGCAACTGGCGCTACGCGTCAGTCAGTCTACAACTGGTTCAATGGTGGCGAAGTCTTCGTTGCTTACCGCCCCGCGGTACAGTCTCTCATCAACATATTAAAAACGTCGCCCACTGCGGACGAGGCTTGGAGGAAATCATGCAAGGCATTCAACCTAGACAGTTAACCAACGAAGAACTTATCAGGATAAGCGCACAAGAACTAGACGCTCTTGGTTCAATGCCCCCTAGTTTTCAACAAGAATTGCTGAGACGCTTTACTGCGCTACACCCGAAAGACGAGTTTCCTCCCAAAGACCCCCGTCAGCAAGAACTTTTCTCGTAACCTGAAGGATACATATGACTCCGCTTGAATTTCTAGCGGTTGTTCTACCGTCCGCGGGTTTGGGAAAATACTGCGTGGTGGAACTGAACCAAAAACAACATGCGTATGCAGATACGATAGAGGAGCTTGCGCCATACATTAACGATTGGAACAACCACAAGTACGACATTTTCTTCGCCGTAGCTACTTTCGGGGAGTCACGCGGCGCAGACGATGCCCAGTACATCAAGTCGTTCTTTATTGATTTGGATGGCTACTCAAGCAAGAAAGAGGCGGGCTTGGCGCTAGATACCTTTATGAAGAGTACGGGTTTCGATGCGTTGGGCACGCCTTGGATAGTAAGTTCGGGTGGCGGGCTACATTGCTACTGGCCTTTGACGGATGCTATCCCTGTGGGTATTTGGAAACCTATTGCTGAGAATCTAAAAAGGTTGGCAGCACAGGAGAGTTTCAAGATCGACATGACGGTAACCGCTGATGCTGCGCGCATTTTGCGTGTGCCGGGCACACAGAACTTTAAGAAGAAGTACCGCTTGCCACGTCCTGTAAAGATACTGCAAGAGGGTGACCTGTTTAATTTAGCTGACTTCTCCAAGATCATCTATGACAAGGTGGAGGCGCCCGCACCCGTTGCGAAACCCACACCGACAAACATAGCGGGGCAACGCCCCAAGTCCTTGCAGACGCCAAGCCAAATCAAACTGATCCAAGATAGCTATACGCTTTTTGGCAATTTCGAGAACCAATGCGGTCAAATCCAAGACTACATTGCTACGGCTCAAGAAGACGGCAAAGAACCTATATGGCGTGGTCTTTTATCTTGGGCCAAGGTCTGCGAGGACGGCGATGATAAAGCAATATGGCTCTCGGACATGCACCCATACCCGCACGAGCGGATGTATCAAAAGCTCAACGAGATCAAAGGGCCATACGCTTGTATCAAGATGGACAGCGAGAACCCCGGCATATGCGAGAAGTGCCCGCACTGGGGTAAGATCACGAACCCATTGATACTGGGCAGAGAGATCAAGACCGACAACACCGCCAAAGAGATACCGTTGACGCCCGTACAAATGGTGGAATTTGATGAGACAGAACTTGACGTTGAAGAGTCTTATGAACCCGAAGAAGAAGAAAGTTTGCCCTTAGCGCCTAGCGTTACACGTCCTGAACCCCCGCGAGGATATAGTTATGGCGAACACGGCGGTGTCTACTGCACTCGATCCGAAGAAGACGAAACCACAGGCAAAAAGACAAAGAAGAACATTCAAATTCTTGAGTACGATTTTTTTGTGGTTGACTTGTTAAAGACTGAAACTGAGCATTTAATACACATGGCCGCATGTAAACCCCAAGGCGTGAAGACTCTTAACTTCCCACAAAAGTCGATTGTCAGCAGTGTCGAGACTTTAAAGTGGTTAGCCGCCGAGAACATCTTGTCTTCGTTTGGGGGCTACGACAAAGTTTTGTATGAATATGTTAGTGCTTGCGCACGCCAAGCTTCAACAACCAAAGAGCCTATCGTAGTTCCGTACCAGTGTGGTTGGCAAGA